CCCAATAGCCCCGCCGCTTTCATCAGTAGCGCAGTGGCCGTTTCCGCCTTCTTGGCCTGGCCCTCGAAAGCGCGCAGGTCTTCCGTAGTGGCCTTGATGCCTTTCTCATAGATTTCGACGCCAAGGCGGGCCAGGTCCATGGTGTGCGCTCCTATAGTCTGGGTTTTGGCCTGCGCTTGACGACGCGGCGATCCTTGGCGATGCCCCGGACGATTTGCTTGGCCTCTGCCACGTCAGCGGGGCTCGCTGGCGGCCGTCCGACACCTTCTCCGGGCCTCGGTCGCTGAGCGCCCTTCCCTGCGGCAGGCGCAAGCGCAATGGCGTCGATCTGACGGATCAGCCCTATGTCCCATGGCGTCATGACCGTGCGCGTCAGCCGGCAGTAGGCGTCAATCTCGGTGAAGCTGATGGGATTGGCCGCCATGCCGGACGACCGGGCGGCGTGAAGATCGAGGAACCATGCCCAGATATGGGCCGTATCAAGCGGCGGCTCGGGTGGTTCCTCGTTCGGTCGGCGTTGGGCAAAAGCCGACCTCGCAAACGAAATCAGGTCGTCGGCGAGGTCTTCAAGAAATTTGCACGGTCAGCAATGGCCTCGTCGAGCTGTTCGCGAAGCCACGGCAGCCGGGTCAGCAACGTCTTGGCGTTGGCCCTGGAAAATTCAAGGATCTTGCCGTCCAGTTCCACATACTGCCAGCCAGTGATGCAGGCGGCGATCGTGTCGATGGATTCGGCCTCGATCTCTTCGGCAGTGACCTTCACCTTCTTCCCAGCGTTCAGACGGCGATTGATGATAGCGCGATGACGGGTGCGAAACTGCTCGCTGTCCATACCCACGATGCTGATCGTGATCGGGGCGCCTTCATCGCTGGTCAAGCGCTCGTTGGTGGTGGGGTGGCGAAGAGGCACCGGCACGCTGTCGGCAGTCGGCTCGAGGGTTGCAAGGTCCATAGTGGTCTATCCTTTGTCGGAAGGGCGCGGGAGCGCCGACACGCTCCCGCTGGTCGCCTAAGCGACGTGCGAAGCCGGCTGTCGGGCCGGGTCTGGTTACGGCGAGGCTACGGCCAGGGTGTAGGCGGCGCTGCCGCTATTGCCGTAAGCATCGGTGGCGGTGATGGTGAAGCTGTAGGCCCCGGCCGTGGTCGGGGTACCGGACAGAACGCCGGTCGCGGCTGCGAGCGTCACGCCGGCCGGCAGCGCTCCGGCCGTCACGGCAAAGCTCGGCGGCCCGATTTCATTCGAAACCGAGATGGTTTCAGTATAGGCCACGCCTTCAGTGCCACCTGTCAGGGCGCCGGCGGCCGGAACCATGGTCAGCGTGGCAACAGTATCGCTGTCCACCGTGATGACCGGGCTGTTGATGCCCAGCGCGAAGGTGCGGCGCATCACGTTGTCGGCGGTGCCGTTGTTCTTGCGAGCCGACATGACCAGGGCGCGGAAATAGTCCACGCTGTCGGTGCTGCTCGCGTCGGGCGCGTCCTCATAGACGATCTTGAAATTGTAGTTGAACTTGGTCTTTTCGGCAGCGCGAAGCGCCTGCTGGCCAACGTCCTGCGGATCGTCGCCAGTGACCACCGTCATGGTGCCGGCGTCACGCGAGCCCTTGAGGTGACGAACACGGTTCGCACCAAGCGAATTGAAGGTCACGTCGGCGGACTGATCGCCAATCTCGCCCAGGTCTTCGATTTCGCCGATTTTCACCCAGTTGTCGATCGCCTCGAAGGCGTCGAGCGCGGACTGGTCGGTGGTAAAATCAATGGCGGTCGTCCCGCCGATATAAAGCCCGGCACCGCCGGTCGTGGTGATGGTCATTTCGGGTTCCTTCCGACATGAAAAAACCCGCTCTCGGCGGGCTGGGTGGATCGGCTATTAGGCGGCGGCTACTTGGTCTTGCCCTTGGCGGCCTGGGGGATCGTCGGCACGGCGCTGATGGTGGTGAAGTCGGCCACCGGGATGCCAGCAGCGCCATAGGCAGCCCGGATATCGGGATAGTCGCCATTGATGAATACGGCCGTTGCCTTGGGACTGACTTCGGTGAAGAAGCGGGGGTTGAGGACGCGCACATCGGGACGATAGGCGGCGCCCTGCACCTTGGTGCGGGAATAGACGATGTTCATGACTGGCTCCTAGTTGAAGGCCTGGTATTCGATGCTGACCGGGATCTGCATCTCGGTATTGGTCAGCAGCGCCGATGCGATGTTGGCCCGCTTCGTGATCTTGACCCGCACACCGCCGCTGTAGAGCGTCAGTCCGGGCGGGAAGTGGCTGGCAACGAGCCCGGCGAGCTCGCGGGCCGCTGCCTCGCCGCTATTCAGTGGCGCGCAGACCATGATCTGAAGGATGCCTTGGTGCCGATGCGGATCGGCATTACCGACAAACAGGCGATCAGTGGTGTTGGGCAGATGAGAGACCCGCAGGTATTTCTTGTTGGCGGGCGGCGTGAAGCTGACATTGGGCCAGGCCACGGGATGGGCCGGCGAAAGCACCAGCAACGCGGCGCGCGCAAATAGCGCTGTCTGAATGCCGGATTCGACTGTCGCCATTGCCTACTCCCGACTCAATTCACGGCCCACTGCCTCGACGATTGGCTTCCAGCGCTGCACAGTCAGCCGGATCATGCCGCCAGGTGCCTGCTGGCTGAGCCCATACTCAAGGGCCATGGCATACGGCAGGTTGTTCACGAGAAATATCGACTGCCCGGCCTCAAGGCCCATCGCGGTCGCCTGCGCCTTGCTCAGCGTTGCAGTGCCGGTCTTGTCGTCGATCTCAAGCGTGCCCGTAGGCACGCTGCCGATGGCCACCTGCCAATTCCCACGGAAGCGCCCGGTATCGACGGGGCTCATCATGATGACCTCGGCAAAGACATCGATGGCGATCTTGCGAATGGCCGTTTCGATCTTGGCCTGGGTCTTTGCCGTCCACTTGGAAACGTCGTTGGCGAAGACCATCAGGCCGACGCCAGCATGTCGTGCATCACCGGGACGCCGGCTGGTGCCAGGGTGTTGCAACGAATGATGGTGAGTGACCTCCCACCCTCGTAGACATCCCCATTAAAGGCGCCATCGACCAGAATGGTGTCGGTCGTCGTTGGCGTGATCAAAAGCCCTGAAACCGAGCCGAGGATTTGGACATCGGTGGCCTTGATGACGGTACCGCCGATATCCTTGCCGGCGTCTTGCAGGTTTATCGGCAGCACGGCGACCTTGATGGCGTGATAGACCTTCGTGCCCTCCCCCGGCGTCCATTCGTTAGGCGGTGGCCCCATGACTGTCCGCGGGATAGCGCCGACCTGGCCGAATTCCTCGATAAGTTCATCGGCGTCCTGCTGGCTCTCGATGTAGTCGAACTTCTCGATTGCCATCTTCACGCCCTCAAAAGAATGGCGGGGTCCAGCGGAACAAGCATCCTCGACCACGCAACGTCAATCAGTCCGGCGCGCGAGGGGTGCGGGTCATGGGCGAGTTCGCCGTTCCGATACACCACCATGTGGCTCACACCGCGCTCTGCCGGTCCGGAAGCTAGATAGAAGCCATCGAACACATAGTGGCCTTCCTCGCGCCAAACGCCGATGCCCAGCGCTTCGAGCCATTCGACAAACTCGATTTCCCAGTGAGAGGGCTGGGCAGCGATCTCAAGGAAGTGAGGCACTTCGGCAATCGAAAGCTCCAGAATCGAAGCGAGCGAAGCTCGCACGCAATCGCCGCCAGCGCCCTGACCGGCGAATTGGGTCTGATCTACGGGCTTCATAGTTACACCCGCAGAAGGTCCACAGAAGCCCCGCCTGCGGCGGTGAGAAGGCCGGCGAGGAGTTGGTCGATTATCGCAATGTTCGGTCGCACGGCGGCCGCGCTGGACGCCTGCGCGTATTCCAGCTCCTTCTCAAGAGGCCCGACCTTCTTCTTCTCACGAGAGACCACGCGTGAAGCGACATAGTCGGGGGCCAAGGAACCGGGGGCGACCATTTCGCGACGGGCAGCTTCGATGATGGCGAACTTCACCGGTTCCGGCGCCGCATCGTTGTCCCAACCAGTCGACCATCGGCCATTTCCGATTCCGGCGATATAGTCCTGTCCCCGACGCAGCGCCGCGGTCTTGACCTGGTCCGTACCGGTCCAGTCCGACCACGCCCGGAGGGCGGCATATGCGTCGGCCTCTGCAACGGTGACGGCAGCTTCGGTGTAGGACAGCATGATCAACCCTCGTGCGAGACGGTAAGAACCGGAAGGCCCGACCAAATGTCGGCGTCGCACGCGATTTCGACGGCGCGCTCCGCGGATGCCCCGGCACGCATGGCGCCGTGGGCCAGCCCTTCCCCACTGCCCACAGCGAAGCAATCAGCCCTGATCGGGCCGGAGAGATAGAAGCTGTCATAGCCGTAGAACGCTTCCCCATTCGGTTTGACAACCAGCAGGGTGAACTTGGTTTCGTCTGCCTTCGGACCTTTCTCTGGATCGGCGCCGGCCTCATACCAGTCCATGACAGCCTCACCGAGACCGACCTGATTGGACGAACAGCCGATCAGCGTGCCGTCCGGCAGGCGACGGATTTTGCGCTTTTGTCCAAGTGGCGTGTTGAAACCGCCATATGCGCGTGTGTCCGCAGCCATGATGCCCGCCTTGTAGGCAATCGTTGTCATTGGCCGTTGGCCCGGCTTGCCCGATCGGCAACCGTCGCCTGAATGATGGACTTGGCGCGATCGGCCGGAGTCTGGCCGTTCAATTCGATCACCGGCTCGCCGGCCAGTTCCCCGGCCAGCTTCACCAGTTCCTCGTCAGTCATGGCTTCCCACGCTTCGGGAATGGGCGTCGGAATGCCATCGGGCGTGACCATGGCGGCCTCGGCCTCTGCTTCGGTTTCGAACGGACCCTTGACGTTCTTGCGGCCATGCTTGACGAACCATTTGCCGCCCGCGCCCTTCGCCACCTTGAGCTGCGCGACATCCTGAACGTCGTCGGAAGGAGTACCGGAGCCATTGACGATCTCGGTGCCTTCCGGGGCGAAGGCAGCATCAATGATCTGAAATCCCTCACTGTTCAGCTTGCGCTTCAGCTCGGGCAATACGGGGTGACGGACATATGCGACTTTATCCAAGACGATCTTCGGCATGATGATCTCCATTCTGGCCTTGGTGATGGAGGCGAGCGAACCCGCCTCCACTGCCAAAGCCAGTGATCAGGCCTGGCCGATGGCCATGACGCCGGCCGTGTGTTTGATCGAGGTGGCGGACTTGTCCCAGTTCGAGCCGGTGCTCAGCTCGGCGTCGGTCGGAGACTTGCCGCCATTGGCCTCGTCCCAGGTGTAGCCCTTGAGGCCGAGACCGAAGGTGTAGTCGATCTGCAGCGTGGTCTCGATGCGCTCCTTGCCGTTGCTCGTCTCGATGTTCGAGATGATGTCGCGGCTGTCGTGCACCACGGCGGCATTGGAGGACAGTGAGAGCACACGGCGCTTGGCCGGCACCTCCGGAGGGCCAACTTCACCGGCGCTGTAGAGCGCCGGCGCGTCCGTCACGACAACCGCACGGCCGAGAATATCCACCACGCGGACATTGCCGGCCTGGAATAGCGTCTCGCCATTGGTCAGGTTCTGGCCGATAAAACCATGGTAGGACACGCCATCCATGATCTGCGCAACCAGCAGTGGCGAGTGGTCGCCGAACAGTGCATGGCTGTCATTGACCGCCACATAGTCCACCTTCTTGGTGGCGGACACGTCCACTGTGGTTGCGGAGCCCTGGTTGCCGATGGCGGCCACAAGAGCTGCGATGGAGGTGTTGAGCTGGTCCTGCAGCAGTGCCTCGGCGAAGTTGCGGGAGGCCACCTCGATACCTTCGGCGGTCGGCTTGTTGAGCCAGGTCATCTGCGACGGCTCGAAGCGGACGGGGCCGAAGCCGCCGGCCACCTTGACCGAAGAGTGCTTGAGCTGGGTCAGGTCGGTGGGC